GAATTGTATCAATCCAAGTTTGATGTTTGGAAACTAGATTGCCTTTTGCAATTCTAAAGTTTTCAAACTCGGTGTACTCATCTTTAGTACAAGCGATTGCTCTTGAACGACAATAAGAAGTTCCAATAACATCAAGATAGTATGGATTGTCAAACTCTTTTGTCATACCAATATTATTATCACTACTTCCATAACTACTACCACTATGTCCAAGTGCTTTCATACATTCTTCAACATGCTTTGTTTTGTGTGGGTTGTCTTTGTTTTCATTTTGTTGAGCATAGATATCTGGGTTGCAATCTTTTGCTTTTAGTTCTTCTCTAAAATATGCAACTGCAAACTTTTTGCCCTCATCACTACTATACTCACTACCATTTAGATTGCCAAACAAACCAAAATCAAAGTGTGATTTAACTTCTTTTGGTTCGCCCTCATCATCAACACCCTCATTGTGTGCAAAGTAAAAACATTTATCTTTTGCAACAACATCACAAGGACTTCCATATTTCTTTTTGAATTGTCTTAATACTGCAACATCTTCTGGTGGATATGCTCTTTCAACAACTTCTTTTGCAAGTTGATGTGCAACAACATAATGTTTATCAACATCTTCTCTTGCCTGTAAGTATGCCTCTCTTTCCTGTGTGTCCTCATTCTCAAAGACATTTTTTATTTTGTTAAAGAGTTTGTTTCTTAACTCGGTGTTCATTCTTATTTTTGTCATGCTACCTCTTTTGTTAATAATAAAGGACTTTCATATTTCACTATTGAAAATGTTGTGTCCTCTCTTTTGTTTATTAATCTATAACCTTGCACCATGTCATTTGCTTTTTCCATGTCGGTTGTATATTCCATGACATCATAACTATTGTCTATTGTGTCATAGTCTATTTCTCTTATTATTAAGTACATCATTGTTTTCCTTTCTGTTTGTTATGTATGGGATTATATACTATATATAAATCCATGTCAATTAAAATCTTATCTTATAATTGCCACTTGCAGTCCTATAATTGTTTGCGTCAATATCAAAATATGTAATACAATTACTACCACTCTTACTTGTAAAGTATTTACATAAGCTATCCCATTTTGCCTGTCTTGATATATGTTTTTTATGCTTCTTTGCATAATAAGTTATTGTAAAATGTTTATCCATTTCCATATTATCCTTTCTGTTATTATGGGATTATATATTATAAGTAAATTAAAGTCAATAAAAAAAAATAAATTTATTTTAATTTAATGCTTGACTTATGGGATTATATAGTATATAGTAGTTTTCATAGCCTCATTTGAAGTTTTATCGCTATTCAAAACTATAAAACTTAACGGGACCATCACCGGCAAAAGATGGTAGGATTAACGGCAGGGATACACAGACAACCTGCCCTGATCCCTGAACAGTATTATTAGTGCCTGTAAACTGCAGTGATGATCAGGTGTGAAGAGTACTGTTCTGGGATCAGTCATTGTTGACTGTGAGAATAAACACTAGAACACGGGTGAAGACTATTGGAATAGGCCCCCGATGAGACTGGATAACTGGCAGTCTCCAGGCCCCGCGTAGCATAGTGACTGATCAAAGAATTTTGAAAGCTCAAGGGCGTCCAAATCTTGCTTCTAGCATTTCCCTGTACGTTAGCGATCATGGGTAAAACCTAGCGACCTGGAGTTTGGCCGGCCGCTAGTACGTCGACGGAACGCGGCTGGTTTCATATGAATTAAGTTACAAGCGTCAAGCTGCAAGCGCAGTTTAGAATGATTCTAAAAATCATTCTAAACTATAAAAAATAAAAGCTTCAAGCTACAAGCAGCAAGCACTTGACAATTGGTGACTATGGGATTATATAAGAGTAAACAGAAAGGATAATATGAAAGTAAAAGAAGCAGCAGCAATCACCGGGTCCATGACTCGAACCTCAAAAATGCCTGGCCTATCTTACAGCCTGCCAGCGTGGGAGTGTAAGACCGGATCTAAATTAAGAAAAATTAAAAATTCAGTTTGTTCTATGTGTTACGCCCTGAAGGGTAACTACACAAGATACAAAGCAATTAAGGCCGCGCAATACGTGAGACTGGCCAGCCTGAACAACGAGCTCTGGACAGCTGCAATGGTTGCACAAATTCAAAGACAGAAATATTTCAGATGGCACGACGCCGGCGACGTCCAGGACCTGGACCACTTAAACAAAATTTTTGAAGTATGCAAGCTCACACCAGCAACGAAGCACTGGATGCCGACGCGCGAAGCGTGGGTGAAGGACCACCTGGACAGAGCACCAGCTAACCTGGTGATCAGGTTCTCCCCTCCAATGATTGGACAAGAAAACACAACCTGGCCTAACTCTTCGATGGTAGTATTGAAGGACGCCAGCTGCCCAGCTCCGAGCCAGGGCGGCAAGTGTGGCGACTGTCGACAATGCTGGGATCCTGCTGTAAAAGTAGTTTCATATGGTAAACACTAATGCACGAATTTAAACATCCTAATTATTATAAAAAATTACGAGCTTCTCGAGAGAAGACGGCCATTAGCCCAAAGCAGTCGACGGACAGCGGCGGGCGTGCGCCAACAGTTGCAAGCGACAAGCTTCAAGCTGCAAGCGACAAGCTTCAAGCTACAAGCAACAAGCTTCAAGCGTTAGGTGAAGCTGCAAGCAGCAAGCGTTGAATGTGGTCCCAATCGTCAAGCGCCAAGCATGGCGTTTCGCGATGATCGGTCAGGAGACCGTGGATCGCGGAGCTCTCATAAAGTTTTACTAGTCCAGAAGAGGCCTCCTGGACTATGATAAAGTTACGATTAGTTCTGGTTTGATGAAACAGTTTTTGGTGTGGTGAAAACACTATTTTAGGCCCCCTTGCTATCTTCATTTCAACCATGAAAAAACCACAATTATCATTGTATCCCAACAGATCAGGTGTACCAAAAGAGGACCAAGATTCTAGTCTTGTCCACTGTATTTTGGGTGTATTTTTTTTAATAATCTGCCAAAACTTTGACTCTGGTTTCATCGTACGAAGCCTTATAAACTTGTTTCAAAACTGTTGTCCAAGGATTCAAATCATAATCCTTTACGCAGCCGGATAGCAGTATAAATATTAGTATTATTCTCACAATTGACTGATACGTTAGATTACGTTATAAGTCAAACATTATGGGAGTACCAGCCAAATTAACAGAACGACAAATAAAGTTTGCAGAGTTATTAGTATATAACGAAGGCAGGCTTTCACCAGCTGAAGCAGCATTTCAAGCAGGTTACAAAACACGTCCCAGACAAGCTGCATCAGAGTTAAGAAATCCAAAAGTGTCTCCATTGGTAGTCAAGTATATAGGAGAACTGCGATCAGAAATACAAGAAAAATATGGTATTAGTTTTGAAAGGCACATATCAGAACTAGCACAGATAAGAAACCAAGCATTAGAAAACAAAGCCTGGAGTGCAGCAGTAAATGCTGAAGTTGCACGTGGTAAAGCTGGTGGACTATATGTAGATCAGAAGTTAGTTATGACAGGTAATGTAGATAACATGACCCCAGATGAAATCAAAGAAAGACTTCACAAAATCATAAATGACAATAAAGAAATTATAAATATTACGCCGGAAGATGTAAAACTAGAAGAACTAGAATTACCAAAAGAGTCAAGCCCTGATTCTGATTAATTATATTTAAAACTTTACTAAATGTTTTTCTTGGAAACTTTTTTACTAGTGCCCACTTGTTTATAACTGGTTTGTATTCCATTTGAGTCTGGTCCTTTCCTTGGTGGAAGTTGGTCCCATTTTACATTAGGCATATTCTTTGTCAATGTAGGATTAAAGATTCTATTGAACTCTTTTTTGTACGTATCATTGGTAGGTCTTGATCTACCATCATAACTAAATTTTTTATTATTCACTTATTTTTTTTTTACTTTAGCTTTGTCTCTTGTAGTTGCTTTTGCTTTTTTAATCATTTTTCTGACACTTTTCATAACACCTGGTTCTAGTTTTTTTAACTTTTTTTTCATATTTTTATTTTCTCCATTTTAGTTATACATCCTTTCGGAAATACATTTCTATCAGAGAATAATTCATCACTCTCTTCATAGCTTGCAAAGGTTCTAACATTTTTACTATCTTTATTCAATAAGTATGCATGTGTTACCATTATTGATGGCATGAATCCTAATGCTGAATGTAAGTCTGCATGCCCGCTATCCCCAGTGATATCCAACCATGTGATTTTGTAGAAATAATATCTTTTCTTCTTGATGACTACAGATTTATATTTAGATTTTTTCAGACGTTTCATAGGAATCTTATACTATAAGAGAAATTTTAGGGCAAAAAAGTTTTTAAAAATAAAAAAATTGCTTCGCGCGCCGAGTACATAAGCAATAAACCCAGTAAAATCAACCCTTATTTGACTGTGCCACCCTGTGCCAACCCCCTTGGCACACCTATTAGTCAATAATACCAACGATAATAGCTCAAAAAAACACTGTGCCATCTGTGCCACCAATAAAAAGTGATCACTGAAAAAAAAAATTACCCTAGAATTTCTCTTATAGCACGGCACACTACTTGTCTTTGAACACATTTGTGCCATGTTTGATGATTTTCTTGACTCCAGTGCCTTGCAATTCAAATTGCGCATATGGATTCCATTGTTTACGAATCAGATTTAGCTCTAAAATCAGATTCGACCATTGTTTGGGACTTATGTTTGTCCCGACTATAGTCACCTTTTTCATAATCAATACAAAGTTTACCATCAAGATGGTCCATCTCGTGCTGTATGCACCTGGCCTCTAGATTGTAAAATGTCTTTGTATACTCTTCTCCTTCCTCATCTTTGTAGTTTAAAATAATTCTAATGTGTCTTCTAACATCTCCTTGTTTTCCTGGAGCAGATAAGCAACCTTCATTATCACGTAATGTTTCATCAGATTTCTCTACTATTTTTGGGTTAATATATGCTTTGTAGCTACTTTGACTACGTGAGCAATCCATAACAAACATACGAAGTTGATAACCAACTTGTATTGCAGCTAAACCAATACCATGATTTTGGTACATAGCTCTTGCCATAAATTTTATAAGTCTACTAGTCTTATCATCTAGTGGAAAAGTCACGTCATTGCTTACTGATCGTAAAAATACGTCAGGATACTTGACCAATTCTATATGCATGGGGCTTCAACTCTCGCTTCCACCCCATTCCCAAGGGATATATTAACTCTGTCTAAATGTTTTTGATCTAAATAATTCATTTTTATCTGCTTTGATTACCAGTCTAGCCGGGTTTGCATCTCCAATTATATTGCTTTCTTGTATTTCAATACGTCTAACATCTTCTAAATGTCCTGTCATAGTTTCAATATAAACTGGACAATCAGATATCATAGTACCCTTCTGACCTTTAGTGAACTGATCCAGTATCTGTTGTAGATCTCTTAACCTCATCTAACTTCCTTCCTATTTGTTTTATTAATTCATACCACTTACGGCCCCACATCTCTCTCATCTCTCCAGATGTTTTCCAATAAGCGTTAGCTATATTATCCAGTCTTTTCTGGTCTTCTTTTATAATACTCATCAACCCTCCTTAACCATTTATGTTTATATTTTCTGTACTCTGCACCTTCGATTATAAATTCTTGATAGTAATTATCTTTGCTGCACATCATAATCACAGCTTTAGTTATAGCTGTTTTATATACAAAGTCATGAGCCATACCATATGCTGCTAACTGCAGACAATAGTCTTCAATCCATTCTCTTTTCTTTGGTTTGTTAGTTTGTTTAAAATCAATTACAGCCATTTCATTTTTATGACTTGCAATTAAATCTGTTTGGCCTGCATACAGCCCAGGGTAATACAAAGTACACTCACTACCATAGAACTCTGTCACGTTGCATAGTCCTTGTTGAATAACTTGCATTGCCATGTTGTGTGCTTGCTTACCAACATTTGTTAAATCAAGATAACCTTCTTGGAGAATATACTTTTCAAGAATCTTGTGCATCGCGGTCCCCCGTGCAGCTGCTTCATCCACGATCCGCGTCGCACTGTCCTCGCCTACCTTTAATCTCCACGCATTCAGCGACTCGGTCTTCTCGATTGGCTGTGTCGCGGATAAAATTGTGGTAACCGATGGCAGCTTTTCATTACCATTGATTTCATAATGGCGCTTACCATCTATCATCTCACGAATCGTTTTTGGGTAGATATAATTATTATTTCTTTTCATATATTTTTTAAATCCTTGATATCATTTAATTTATTTAACTTCTCTTGTTTTATCTCATAGAGAGGTGCGTAAGTTTTAAAAGAAGTTCCATCATCTCTCGTTCGAAGATCTCCCTTGTTATAAAAGTCAGCAGTGTCTAAAAAATTTTTCTTATCTAACCAACCACAAAGTTGTACGGTCTTTGTGTTACGATTTATATTTACAAATAACAAAACATCAGAAGATATTTCTTTTTGATAGCCAACAAAATTATGTACCCAATCATCTCTCATATCGTGTTTACGAAGCATAGATTTTACATCTATCTTTTTATCATTCACTAAAATATCAGTATCAATTCTACCCTCATTATAATTAGGAGGATCCATTTCTAACAATCGATGCACAGTTAAATCTCCAATTAAACCTGTATATTGTTTTTCATAATTACCATTGAATCCAGAACTACGGTTACCAAAGTTTTTATATTTTAAAACTTCAACTGCTTTTTGTCTGTCATCATTATGTATTTCTACGTTAATCATTGTTTCCTTTCTTGTTGCATCTTTCTTAAATAGTGGACACTACGTTGCCAGGCCCATGAATTAATCGCACCGGCAACACCATGTATTTTATTATATAACTTATATAATATTATATTTTTCAACTACAATTTCTCCTTCATTCTCGCATGTATCACAGTTAGCCCACATCTCTTCATAAGCTTCTTTGTAAGGGACCCGGATAAATCCATTACCCTTACAATCCTCACATATTTTCTTAACCACTTTTTCCGTTTTTATATCCATTTTTTTTACCTTCTTTCTTTGCTAGTAGTTCTATTGTTTTACTAATTGTCAAGTCAGCATCGGTTACTTTACCTTCCGATAGATATTTAAGTATCTTATAAGTGGGTACACTTACAGATACCGATTTAAATTTAGCTGGATCAGCCATGTTATTTGTCCTTTCTTGTGTTATTATTATAACTCATATATGGGATTCTATAATAATAAATCAACCCTTGCAAGTAATATTTTTTTAAGATATTATCTTGTTCTCTTCTCACACCTTTTGTTTGTGCGTTCCTTTCTTGGAATGCACAGACATACAAATTAAGTGATTATTTTACCTTCGTCTTTTGCAGGTATACAAGTAAATTTAGGATACAACTGTGTGTTGTTTATTTCATCTTTAGTAAAATTACCCTCTGCATATATAATCTCATAAGACTCTGATAGTCCTGCTCTTATACAGTCATGATGATCTGGAAATACTTTTGGATAATCTTTGTTGGTGTAGCACTCTCCGCTCATTGCAGAGCAGATGAACACCGTAAGTAGGAATTTCATCTAACGCCCTTGGCCCTTATAACGTGTTAATTTTCTTTGTAATTTTTTGTGCTTGTTTAAACTCTTCGTGTGAATGCCACGACGTTTTTTAGGTTTATCTCTAGGTACAAAATGTGTAAATTTTTGTTTAGCCATCTTCGTCTAACCATTCCTTAACAAATGGTTTTGCTCCTTTAGGTGCTGTTATAACTGGTAGATAAGTTATCTTACCATTTACATGTTGTTCTAAATCTGCTCCACAATTCATACACCTAAAAAAATCTCTATCAATTCCAACTAACATAGTAAATTGATCGCATGTTGGACATTTACCATTAACGACTTCTGCTTGAAATTTAAAAGTTTTATTTTTCTTTGCCATTACTGACAACTTAAACATTCGTCGCTGTCACTATCGAGATCAGCTAATGCTTCCTGCTTACATTCATCGCTACAGAACAAATCTAATTCTTCTTTAGCTTCAAATTCTTTTTTACACTTATTACAATTTTTTTTCATTACTCTAGTATTAACTTCTTAATTGAAAAAGATCCATCTATATTTGTCTCAAGTTCTGCCATAGATTTTATACACTGGTATTGTACCTGTTTCTTCGTATCACGCATTGCAACTCTCTTACCTTTCAGGCATTCAGACATAGATTCTTGAA